ATAATCCGGTGTTGACAGAACAAGGTTTAGATTTGTATGAGTATCCGATTAAAGGTGAGCGTGATGATTCTGGTAAGATTGTTGTCAAACCTCATACATATGTGATTATTGCAGATACTGCGAAGGGTGTTGGTGGTGACTATTCTGCATTTGTAATTGTTGATGTAACGGAAGTACCATACAAACTTGTGGGTAAATACAGAGATAATACAATTGCACCTATGTTGTATCCATCGGTTATTCATAAACTTGCAAAACAGTTTAATGATGCATACATTTTAATCGAAGTAAACACTTCTGAACAAGTTGCACACATCTTGTACTCAGAATACGAATATGAAAACATACTTTTTGTTCATAGAGATTCGAAAGGTCAAAGAGTTTCTGGTGGTTTTGCAGGCGCGGGCAAAACACAACTAGGTGTGGTCACCGATAAACGGGTAAAACGAATTGGTTGTTTCAACTTCAAATCTTTGGTTGAAGAAAAGAAACTTCTAATACATGATGCGGATGTGATTTCTGAAATATCAACATTCATCGAAAAGAAAAATTCGTATGAAGCTGATGAGGGTTACCATGATGACTTGGTCATGCCTCTAGTTTTGTTCTCATGGTTAACAACAAATATCTATTTTAAGGAGATTACTGACGTAAATCTTAGAGAAGCTATCTATAGAGAAAAAATTAAACAGATTGAAGAAGAAATGTTGCCCATTGGTTTTATTGACGATGGACAACAAGAAGAATTTATGGTGGAGGGCGGAGACGTTTGGTCAAATAATGATAGAAATGGTGACTTTGCGAGTGCGTTTGGTGGGTATCCTTCGTCAAGATTATGAAATAACTAAATAGACAATAAAGAAAAATTGATTTCAAAAATAACATAAGGAGAAATCCATGGCATTTCAATTATCACCAGGAGTAAACGTTTCAGAAGTCGATTTGACTTCCGTTGTTCCTTCAGTTGCCAGTTCTATTGGCGCATTTGCTGGTGTTTTTGCCTGGGGTCCTGCAAATGAGGTCGTTACAATCTCTAACGAAGTTCGTTTGGCGGATACCTTTGGTAAACCAACATCAACCAATTATGAATATTGGTTTTCGGCAGCAAACTTTCTAGCTTACTCAAACAATTTAAAAGTTGTTCGCGCAGTATCAGCCGCATCTTCTCGTAACGCCACTTCTAATGGTGTTGCGATTTTGATTGAGAATCAAAGCGATTACGATACAAATCACGCAGGTGGTGCAAACACCAACGGTGTTTTTGCCGCAAAATATGCTGGCGCACTAGGTAACTCAATTCGTATTGAAGTTGCTGATGCAAACACATATTCTGGTTGGACACACGCTGGCGCATTTACTGATGCTCCTGCAACATCCGATTATGTTTCCGAACAAGGTGGTTCCAACGATGAACTACACATCATCATTCTAGATGCTGGTGGTAAATTTACCGGTTCTGCAAACACAGTTCTAGAAAAGTACGCATTCGTTTCTAAGGCTTCTGATGCTAAAACCTTCGATGGTTCTACAAACTATTATAAAGACGTTCTAAACCAACGTTCACGTTACATTTGGTGGTTGTCACATCCAGAAAACGTTGCCGCTACTGGTAACACTTTTGGTAGCATTTCTTCAAGTGGAACATTTGCAAACCTAACATCTAGAGTTGCAACAACACTATCTGGTGGTGCTGACGGTACCGTTTCTACTGGAAACGTTGCTAACGCATACACACAAGTATCTAATCCAGACTCAGTTGATATTTCTCTAATCGTTTCTGGTCCTGCTGGTCAAACAGTTTCTGAAGCACTAATCACTATTGCTGAAGATAGAAAAGACTGCGTTGTATTCTTGTCTCCAGAGAAGTCTGACGTTGTAGATAGTTTTGGAACAGAAGCTACTAACATTCTAGCTTACAGAGCTTCCTTGTCTTCTTCAACATATGCCGTAATGGATTCTGGTTGGAAATACCAATACGACAAGTACAACGACACATATCGTTGGGTTCCTCTAAACGGCGATATCGCTGGTCTATGCGCTCGCACAGACTTGACTAACGACCCATGGTTCTCACCTGCTGGTCTAAACCGTGGCGCAATCCGTAACGTAATTAAGCTTGCTTGGAATCCAACTAAAGCTGACCGTGATGACTTGTATACTAAGGGCGTTAACCCAATCGTTACTTTCCCTGGTGAAGGTACACTATTGTTCGGTGACAAGACTTTGACAAATCGTCCATCCGCATTCGACAGAATTAATGTTCGCCGTCTATTCATTGTACTTGAGAAATCAATTGCTAAAGCGGCTCGTTCTTCACTATTCGAATTCAACGACCAGTTTACTCGCGCTCAGTTTGTAAACTTAGTTGAACCATATCTACGTGACGTTCAAGGACGCCGCGGTATTACTGACTTCCGTGTTGTGTGTGATGAAACAAACAATACGCCTGACGTAATTGATAGAAACGAATTTGTTGGTGACATTTACATTAAGCCTGCAAGAAGTACAAACTTCATTCAACTGAACTTTGTTGCGGTTCGTTCTGGCGTTTCATTCGATGAAATCGTTGGCAGAGCAGCCTAAATAATAGAGAAAACAGGAGAATAACAAATGGCATTTTCAGTAAATCAATTTAGAAGTCAAATGACAGGTGACGGCGCCCGCCCAAACCTGTTTGAAGTCTCTATGCCTTTCCCTGCGTTCTCTAATCCAGAAAACGCACAACAAAAATTAACATTCATGTGTAAGACTGCACAACTACCCGGTTCAACAATCGGTGTAGTTCCTGTTCAGTATTTTGGTCGCGAGTTGAAATTCGCCGGCAATAGAACTTTCGCAGACTGGACTATTACAGTTATCAACGATGAAGATTTTATGATTCGTAACGCTTTCGAGCGTTGGATGGCTTCAATGAACAGTCATGCATTAAACGTTCGTAATCCTGGTGCAACAACACCAACCAGTTATACAGTTGACGGTACTGTTACCCAATTCAGTAAAGCTGGTGAAGCTATTAAGAAATATAAATTTATTGGCTTGTTCCCGTCCGATATTACACCAATCGATGTTGATTGGGGTTCTAATGACACCATTGAAGAATTTAGTGTCTCACTAAGTTATCAGTGGTGGGAATCGGTTGATGACGCCGTAGTGTAATAAGTAGGAGGAGAAATTCCTCCTACTTTTTTAATTTTTAGAATGAGAGGCACCTAAAATAGCTATCAAACTTTTTGGATTTACGATAGGTAGAGATAGTGTTGTTGAGGTACAAAGACCTGAACAACCTACATTTACTTTACCTACTGCTGCACTAGACGATGGTGCAGTAACAATCACGCAAAACGCTTACTACGGAACATATGTTGACCTAGAAGGCGCGGTTCGTAACGAGCTGGAATTAATTACACGTTATCGTGAAATGTCCAACCATCCAGAGTTGGAAGAAGCAATCAACGATATTGTTAATGAAGCAATCACCCACGATGATTCGGGTGAAGTTGTTTCTATCAATCTGGACAAATTAAAACAACCAGAAACGATTAAGAAAAAGATTATTGAAGAATTTGAAAATGTTTTACACATGTTCAACTTCAATAATTTGGCAGATGACCTATTTAAAAGATGGTATGTTGATGGAAGAATATACTATCAAGTTGTTGTAAACGAAAAGAATCCTAAAGAAGGCATTCAAGAACTTCGTTACATTGACCCACGTAAGATTCGTAAAGTACGTGAAGTACAAAAAGAAAAAGACCCAAAAACGGGCGCAATGATTATTAAATCTATTGCCGAATATTACGTTTACAATGACCGTGGTACTACCACACAAACATATACTGCACAAGTTAATGCTGGTGTTCGTATTGCACCAGACTCAGTTATCAACGTCAACTCTGGTTTGATGGATGCGAAAAACACTTTTGTTATTTCGTATATACACAAAGCAATCAAACCACTTAACCAGTTGCGTATGATTGAAGATGCGGTTGTTATTTACCGTATTTCAAGAGCACCTGAACGCCGTGTTTTCTATATTGACGTAGGTAACTTACCAAAAGGTAAAGCTGAACAATATCTACGTGATATTATGATTAAGTATCGTAACAAGATGGTTTACGATGCAAACACCGGTGAGTTGCGTGATGACCGCAAACACATGTCTATGTTGGAAGATTTCTGGTTGCCTCGCCGTGAAGGTGGTAAAGGTACTGAAATTACTACGTTGCCACCAGGTCAAAACCTAGGACAGATTGAAGATGTAGAATATTTCCGCAAGAAACTTCTACAATCGTTAAACGTTCCTTATTCAAGACTCGACCAACAATCAGGTGGTGGTCTTGCATCTTTAGGTCGTTCTAGTGAAATTACTCGTGATGAATTGAAGTTTGCAAAATTCATTACAAGACTACGTAATAAATTCTCTCAGTTGTTTGACCAAGCTCTAAGTATTCAACTTGCTTTAAAAGG